CCGACCTCATCCGAAGAAAGCTGGTGCTCCACGATGTCGACATCTTCGATCTCCGCGTCGTTCGGTCCATCGAACAGGACGTAGAGGTTGCACGAAGTCAGAGGCGCAGAAGGGTCGCCGTTGACTCTCACGATGATGGCGGGCCGGATCTCTCCGGCTCGCTTGGCGTCGGCGGGAAGACGGTAGTGGACGATGCGACCTACGGACGGAATCATTCGTTGTCACCTTCTGCGTGCGATTGGTGCGGCAAGTGGAACGTAAGCACTCGGACGACGAACCAGCCGCCGACGGAAAGCCCTTGCGGGGTGCTCCGTCGACATCTCGACCCTTGCGGGCGGCGGTAGCCCTGCCCCGAAGGGCCGTCGTGGTGGGCTAGAAGCTAGAAGTCCCCCAGGTCATCCCAGAACCCGCTCGTCTGCCCAGCGTCCGCCGCCGCAATCGCGCTTTGGGTGTTGTTGAAGACTTCGCCGCCGTGGTTCGCGGGAGGGTCGGGGCTCAGTGGGTACTTCCCGAGCATCGTCTTGCCGTCGCGGAGTCGGCAGAGGTCCTTCTCTGCCTGCTCCATCAGGTCCTTCCACGAGTACGAGGTGACCGCCTCCGGATGTCGCTGGGCCGCGTAGGCCATGGCGACGTCCAATTCGAGACGGAGCACCTCGTTCGGGTAGGGCTCACTGAGCGGTAGCACGCCGAGTGGTGCGAGGTACGAGTCGACCTTCGACGAGGCATCCTCCAGGATCTGGAGAATCGGATCGTAGTCCGCATTGCCGTCGTTGTTGTCGTCGTAGATCCGCACCATCACGGATGGAGAGAGACGGCGCTCGAACTGCTCTTTCGTCGTTCGCGCCATCTCTCACCTCTCACTCAGGCTTGACCAAGGTTCCGGAGGCCACGAGACGATTGAACTCGTCTTCCGTGTGCTTCGACGTGTCCACCACGAAGACCCGGTTGGCCTCGTAGAGGACGCCGTCCCACATGACGCCGCCATGGGCGTGCACCTTCACGCGAGGCCCTTTGACGGCCGGTTCCGGCTCCGTATCGGGGCTCTTCAGCGTGTCGCCAAGGCCCAGCATCTCCGAAGAGGGCAGGTCCTTGGGGAGAAGGTCGGCGGCCTCGGTGAGAGGCGCACCAGCTTCGGGACTGTCGACGGCCGAAGCCTCGGCAATCTCGTCGGACGAAGCGGCCGGCTCTCCGCCGAGCGCGAGGGCCGGAGCCTCCGCGCTCGACGATGCCGGGCGATTGCCCTTCGCCATCAGGCCACCGCGTTGACGATGAGGTAGCCGGTGTCGCCAGCGACGACCTTCTCGTCGACTTCGTGACCGACGCGGCAGAAGTAGCCGCCCTTCACGCCCTTGCCCTTGTCGAACCACTCGTCCGTGGTCTTCGCGCCGAAGCGGAAGGTGTAGCCGAACGAGGCCGAGCGGGTCGAAGGCGCGGTGGCCACGCGGACGATGCCGAAGTGCTTGCCCCAGATGCGACCGAGCGAGGCCGCCTGGCCTTCGTTCGCCGTGTTCTCCCAAGCCTTCGCGACGAGCAAGTCGTCGAGCTCGAGGTACTCGGCGAGCTGCTGGCGGGTCGGAAGCTTCAGGCCCTGCATGTGCTTGAAGTCCGTCACCACCTGCGGGTGTCGGCGAAGCTTGTTGTAGACCGTGTTCGGGCAGAACCCGATGAGGCGGCTGGGGCCATTGCCGGACCAGATGGCATCGCGCGCGGTGGCGACGACGTCGTACGGGCTCGACACGCCGGACACGTAGTCCGACCACTGCGATGTGCCCGAGAGGGTCACCGTGTTGCCGGGGGCGTAGTTGCCGGCGGCCGTCAGCACGGCGGCGTGACGCTTCTCCTGCTGGAGCGCGAGGGCCTCGTTCACCGCGGCCACCGCGTCGATCATCTCGTTGAGCGGCGCGTCATGGTTGGACACGTCGGAGAGGTCGAGGAAGTCCTTCAGCGCGTAGGGCTTCGTACTGTAGTTGTCGGTCGTGCGCGTCTCGAAGATCTCGTTCGGCTCCGAGCGGGCCGACATCGAGTCATCCGGCGACGAGAGGCGATCGTTCTTGCCGTACTTGAAGAACGTGTTCGACTTGTGGTCGACCTGCACGATGGGCATCAGCTGCTCGCCGATGTACGCCTCGTTGCGGTACTGGACCGAAAGCTGCGCGAGGGTCGAGTCGACGTGGACGGCGCCGCTGAGGCCCTTCTCCACGATCTCGCGGTTCGCCTTCTCCAGGGCCGCCTTGACCTTGGGGTCGTGGGCTGCGCGCTTGACGAGGGCCTTGAAGCGTTGAACGGCGTCGACACCCGACGCGTTGGCCTGATGCTCCGAGAATTCTTTGGACATTGGATTACCTTTGAGCGAGCGCCACCGCCCGACGCGCCATCGAGGGCGGTCGGGTTCGGTGCGCGTGGGTGGTGGGCTCGACGTCGGAAACGCTGGCGCGGACGTCAGACGCGCGATTGGTTCTCGATCAGGCGGTCGACATCGGGGTGGCGATGCCAATCAGCATCCCCACGAAGTCTCCCGCGACGCCGCTCTGCATGAACTTGCCTGCGAGTCGGCGCGGCGTGGTGCCGTCCGCAATCGCCTGGTCCGCCAGGCCGTTGGCCACCGGGATGGCGTACGCGCCACGGGTCGCACCACCGGTGCCGACCTTGACCTTCACCACCGCGGTGCCCTCGAGCACGATGCTGACCTTCTGGCCCGCAGTCGCCGAAGCGAGCGCATAGCCGAAGCCGTCTTCGCCAGCGCCGCAGTTCTGGCACTCGCCGTCCACGGCCGCGAACTTGACGCGGAATCCATCGGTGACCGTCTGCCCAGCGGCGACGGTGAACGTATCGACACAAGCTCCGTTGAGCTTGACTTTTGCCTTGGTAGCCATTGGCTTTTTGCCTTTCGAAGCAAAAGCGCCGCCGTTCCGCTCCCGTCATTGTGACGGTCGGATGGTTCGACGCTGAGAATGGAGCGCTCTCGCGCTGGGGTCAGTCGTCGAGGAAGGAGGTGAGGTCAGAGCCTTCGCCAGCGCTTCCAGGAGCGCCGACCATGCTCGCAAGGTCCGCAACTTCGCCCGCGCCCTTGGTCGCATCGACCACCGGCGTGGTGAGATTGAGGTCGGGCAGGTTCTTGACGATGCTCTCGAAGAGCTTGCGGTCGGTCTTCGCGAGGGTGACGAACTCGTCCTTCTGCGCGGGGACCAGCTTCTTGCCGACGAGCGCGTCGACGTCCTTCGCGAGCATCTCGTCCGCGAGGGCGGCCTTCTCGGCAGCCACGCGCACGCAGGCCTCGTCGAGGGTCTCCTTCTCGCCGGCGCCCAGCGCGGCCTTGGCCTTCGCTTCGAGGGCGGTGGTCTCGGCGGTGAGCTTCTCGAGGGCTTCCTTCGAGGCTTTGGCTTCGAGGCCGAGGGTTTCGAGCGCCTTCTCCGACTCGCGGTGTTTCTCGCCGAGGGTCTTGATCTCGGCGTCCTTGGTATCGAGCGCCTTCTGCGTTGCTTCGTCCATTTGCGTCTCCGGGCCCGATTCGGGCAACGTTGCGGGCGTTCGGGGCCCATTGTCGGCCTTTGCGGCCAGTGCGCGCGCCCGCATCTTTGCGAGCGCTTCGTGATTCGCCGGCACCGGCGTCACGCTGATTTCTCGGAGGCTGTTCCCGTAGAGAACAATCACCTCCACGCCGTTGCGCTTCTCCCAGCGGTAGTCCCGAGGGATGAATCCGACCGACACGGCGCGGAGGTACTGGCCTTGGACCAGTTGCCACACGCGCTCCGCTTCGGGGTTAGCGCTCTCCGGAGCGAACTCGATCGTGCACTCCAGTCGGCCATTGCGGACCTGGACGTCGGTGCTCTTTCCGATCGGGAGGTCTCGCGACTTGTGCGCGAAGAGGACCACCGGGTTCGACTTGTAGATGTCGAGCTCCCAGGAGGACTGATCGACGATCTCGTCGTACGAGTCGACCGCGTCCGTCGATGCTACGAAGTCCGCGGTGCGGGCCTCGACGTTGATCGACTTGAAGGTCAGCGCGAGACCAATGAAGGGCGAGGCCTCAGCCTGCGGAGTCGTGTCGGGCATCGTTGGCCTCTTGTCGTTGGCGAGCGTGTCGCTCGTGTTCGTGGTGGAGGCGCTCCCGAATCTCGTGCGCATCGCGCATCGCGCGGTCACGCATCTTCAGGAGGGTCTTCTCCGTCGTCGGTTGCTGGGACATCAGGTGTGTCTCCGCCACCATCGGGAGCCGGTGTGTTTGGATCCGTTGCCGGGTCCGTCGGGTCTTCAGGCTCGGCAGGCTCAGGCGCGTGAGGCTCGAGAACGTCCTCCTCGTCGACCGGATCTGGCGCTCCAATGCGCGAGCGGACCCACGCTTGAGGAACCTTCAATCCGGCCTCCACGAGGTCCTTGATGCCCTTGCCGAACTGCGCGATGTCTACCGGGTCGGGGAGCACGAACGCGAACGTCGGGACCAAGGCCTTGCGGCCGAAATTCATCTCGACCATCGGTCGGATGAGGTCGCGCATGATGACCATGGCAATCTGCCGAGCGCGTGCTCGGAGGATCGTCTTGCTCACCCCGGCGTGGACCTTCGCCTGCGCGTAGCCGCTCGAAGACGAGGATTGAACCGTCTCGGTTGCACCGAGCGCCGCCTTGCTCATCTCCTGCGCGATGACGTTGAACAGTTCCGCGTGGGTCGGACGCGAGCCCGATCCACCAGAGCCGCCAGGCCAATGAACGTCGAACTTCGTCGTGTCGGCGAGGATGGCCGAGCCCGACGACATCAGGCTTTCCATCACCTGGGCGAGGGCCGTCTTGTCCGGCTCGCTAGCGCCCTTCTCGTAGTACCCGACGCGCCAGGGCTTCCACGACAACTCCGCCGTACGGAGCCAGTCCGATAGCGACCAGTTGCGGAAGAGTGCGGCCCACATCAACACGCGACCGAGACCCTCTCGAGAGGGTAGGTCACCGTTCACGCGAGGCTGCGCGACGACGAAGCGGTTCGGGTATTCCTCTTGGATCCGAACGCCCTGGAAGGTCGTGGTCTCGTCGCGCCAAACGAAGGCTCCGTCCGTCTGGCGGTAGCCGAACCGACGCGCATTCAGAAGCTCGAAGCCCTTCGGCACGAGGTAGCCTGCGTCATCCTTCTTCCAAAGGATCTCCGACACCGCGTGGCCGTAATAGAAGGAGCCCGCAAGGTGCGACACGATGTCGCCGAAGCCCTTCGTGTCGTCCTGAGACGAGCCCGTCGTGCCTCGCAAGGCCTCCGTGAGGAAGGCCACGATCTTCTTGTTCCGCTTGCGGTCCTTCTGGCCCTCCGGAAGCGTGAGCGTCCAGTCGAGCTCGGCGATCGACTCCTCGACCTGCGAGAGGATGCCTTGGAGGTGGCCGTCCTTCTGCCGCGCGTCGTTGAGGAGGTCGATGTACCGCCGCGTCTCGCCGGTGTCCGCCTCTCGGAGGATCTGCGAGACGCGTTGCGGGGTGAGCGAACCACCGATGCGATGGTACTGAGCCCAGAGCGCCTGGTCAGGGATGACACGTGCGCCCTTCGCGCCAAGGCTTGCGCGCTCGACGATTGGCGCAGCGCCGAAGGCACTGGCAACCGCGAACGCGGCTTTGGCGAGATAGGCGCGCATTCAGAATCCTCGGTCGGAGCCCCAGCGGGAGGGCGTTTGCACTGGTGGCTTTATGGGCGCCATCACCGGCGCTATCTGCGCGTTGTAGATGGCGAGGGCCGTGGCATCGGCCCGGTCAGGAGACCGACCAAGCCTCTGTTTGGTGTCTGCCTTCGGCTCAACGACCTGCCGACCTTGCGGGTCGATCTTGTAGGTCGGAGTTAGGAGCTCCGCGTCTAGCTTACCGTCCTCGTCGCCACTGGCGTCGTGAAGGCAACCGCCACCTCGGAGAAACTCCGTAATGGCGAACCAGAGTTGGGAACGGAGGTTCGGGAAGCGCTCCGGGTCGTCCGATGTCTTCGAGACGTTGACGTCGATGACGCGAAGGATGGATTGAAACTCCACCCGTCGCAAAGCGTCGACTACGCCCGCGCCGTACCCGATGCCGTCGACCTTGACGAGGGCGACCTCGTTAGGCGCCGCCAGGTCTCGGACCATCGCCGCGACAGCACCCGCAACTTCCTGGGTGTCGAAGCCGTGGACCAATCGGTACGGCAGGAGGTACTCGCCACGACGTGGCCGTATAACGGTCGAGTCGTCACCGAAGCGGGCAACGTCCGCCCCGAACTCGAGAGGCCCGTCCTTGGGCCCGTAGAGCGCCGCAATCTCGATGTCCGAGAGCGTCTTGAGCGAGGACGATGGAGTGTCGGCCCCGAGTCGCTTCGCAACGCAGAAGCGCCGGAGCGTCTCAGCTAGGAAGCGCTCCTTCGAGGCGTCCACGTCCGCGAGCGAGATGACCGAGTTGATCGCCGAGCTCGGGAACTGCCCCAAAATGCGGATCCGGAACCACTGCGAGTCGCGGCCCTTGTCCTTCTCCTGCCGACGGATGGTGTCCGCCCGCATGAGGCCGGGGAACTTGTCCGCGTAGAGCGAGGCCTCCTCCGAGGAGATCGTGAACTTCTTCCAGAAGTCCGCGCTCCGGTGGAAGGCGTCGAAGAAGAACCCGCTGGGCTGCGTCGGGTTCGAGATGATCATCAGGCGGCCCATCGGGGATCCGCCAAGGTTTCCTTCGATGGCCTCGAAGATCGTCTGCGAGAAGCCAGAGGCCTCGTCGATGACGTACATCAGCGCCGCACCCGACGTGCCGGCCATGTCCTCGCTTCGGGTGTCCGTGACCGAGAAGCCGATGACCTGGCGACCATCCGGGAAGCGCATGCCTCCCGCGGGGGTCTTGGCCGGGCTCGCACCGAGCGGCTTGATCGCCTTGTTGCAGACGTTCCGAAGCTCGTGCCAGAGGATCTCTCGGACCTGGCGGCCCGTCGGCGCGGTCATGATGACCTTCGCGTCCTTGTGGCAGCACACGAACCAGAGCACCGCGATGATGACGATTCGGCTCTTGCCGCACTTCTGACCCGAGCGAACCGCAATGCGCTGCTCGGTGGTCAGCGAGAGGAGAATCTCCTCCTGCTTCGGCCAGAGTCGACAGCCGAGCACGTCGTTGGCAAACCCGATGGGGTCGTTGACGTACTCGGCGAAGTCCTCAGGTCCCGTTGGGATCTGATTCTTCGATTCCTTCGCTTCCAGACGAGCCTTCAGCCTCGCCATCGCCTTCTTCGCGAGAAGCGATCGCGAGGACTTGCTCGTAGACATCGGGAGGCAAGGCTTTCTGGAGCTTGTCGAGCATCATCGACAGCTCTCGGTCGAGCTCCACCCGCAACGACTTCGGCTGATCGAGGCCGTACATGGCAGCGATTCGGGTCGCCACCTTCAGGCAGATTTCCGCTGCGTCCTTCGAGGGCGGCAGCCGTCGGCCGTCGTCGCCCGTCAGCTCCACCCCATCCCGGTCAACCCCGACCGCATACGGGAAGTGGGCTCGGTGAATCTCGAGCAGGTCGGCCACCTGCATGCGGCGAAGCTCGCTCGCCGCGGGAGCCGGAATCTTCGCGATGGCCACTCGGACCGCTCGCCAAGCACCGCTTCGATCCGCGTAGCCAAGCTCTTTGGCGATCTCGTCGAAGTCGTAGTTCAACGCGCGCAACTCGCACGCCCGCTTCTGCCTTTCGGCCGCGGTCATGCTATTGACGAACTTCCGAGAAACCGGCCGTTCTTCCTGTTGATCGTCGTCGCGTTGCATGGATCGTTGAACCTACAATATCCGACACATTGCAAGGAACCTGCATTCCTCACGCAACGATTCGGCGTCTTTTGCGGCACTTCGTAACAACCGTTTGGAATACGGTGTTTTTGTGCTAGTCATTTTCTCGTCTCGCCCATCCCGCGCGCGGTGACAGTTGGCAAGACGTCTTGGGGTCGACGAGGATCGGGATGTCGATGGTGTTCATGCGACTCCGTGAATAGGTGGGCCGCCACTCAGCGGGAGGAGGGAGGTGGACTGAGCGCGACCCGGATGGAGCTTGAGGGATGCGGTCAGGTCAACCGAAGGCCAGGAGGGGAGCCACGGGACCTGCGCATCAGCGCCACATAGGGGTACTGCGGAATCTGTACCCGCTCGATCAAATTAGGGCGAAATTCGCAAAAGAAAAACCCGCGTCCTCTCGGAGCGGGCTTTCTTGGTCAGTTTGGCTTCTCGACCTTCTTCGGTCTCGGCCACTGAATGGTCACTGGGTAGGGTATCGGTAGCACGGTGACCTTCGGCTCCCTCTCGACAATCTGGACCTGGGGTTCAGGTCGCCTCATCCGGTCTTTCGGACCTTCGACTGGAGCTCGACGACCTTCGCGACCAGCATGTCGATCTGCGCTTGGCTCGCTCGGATCTGCGCTCGCATCTCTTCGATCGAGTCGTCCGTGTTCGCTGCGTGCTTTTCCAAGAACGCGAACTTCGTTTGCATCTCCTCCGGGTCCAGGAACCACTGGGGCGAAAGAGACTTCAGCGCGGGAACGCTGACGGTCCAACGCGGGCGCGTGGTCCCCTGCCCCATGTTGTAGAGCAGTCGACCACCGAGCCGGTCGTTGGCCCGGTGGAGGTGTCTGGCCATTCGATGGCGGTTCCAGCCGAATTGCCTCGCGACCTGCGGAATCGTGAGGACAATCCGGACCTTCAGGTGGCCTTCGTCGTCGACGGGAACGGTCATGTGGGCACTCCCCAGAGTTTGCGGCGTGTTGCGTCTATCTGCTCCTGGAGGTGCTCGGCTTTCGCCGCGTCCAGGATGCGCTTTTCCTCCCGCATTCGATCCACCCACGCGATACGGTGGCCGTCGTACTCCGCCACCAGCGGCTCCAATTCGGCCATCACGTCCCGCTTCACCCGCTTGAGCGCTTCAGGCTTCGCTTCGGCCTCCAGCCATGCGAGGACCTGGTCCTGGTCCGGCGCCACCACCGTCTCGTGATGGGAAGCGTAGGCGATCCGCATCGCCCTGGACTGGAGCGCGTAGCCGAGCAAGGAGACCTTCTCGAAAGCCTTCACCGTGATCTCGAAGTGTGACGCCACGGCCGAGGAGACACGACCACTCGGCGAGAAGGCAAGCCTCAGCGCCTCTTGGCTCGCATGGCTCATCTGCCCCAGGCAGGCGTCAATCCGCCTCATCTCCTGGACGTTGTGCCGGTGCTTGCCCTCGCGCATAGAGGTGTGGAGACTGTGGGACGCAGCATCGTCGAAGACGCCACATCCCCTCACGTCGCCCATGTTCTGCGCGCGCACGCCGATCGACGCCTCCGCCTGCTGGAAGCGCCACGCCAGGTCTTCGAGCGACTCGTATCGTTCGAGCATGACAGTCTCCTACCATATCCGTTGCATGCGCCCAACCTTCGGGCAACGACAATCGTCACACACGCATGGGCATGCAAACGATCGTCAGTCCGTTAGTCTCCAGCTTCATCGGCTCCAATTCCGCGGAGCAGTAGACCTTCGGATTCTGCTCGCCGAATGCCGTGGCCGCTTGGAGCAGGTAGAGGAAGTTGAACCCGGTGCGGACACTCTTCCCCGTCCACTCCGACTCCAACTCGAACTCGTCGCTCGCGTCTCCGGAGTCCGGCGATTGCGCCGACACCTTGACCGTCGACTGGCCCTTGACGAACTCCAGGATGACGCAGCCCGTGGTCTTTGCCGACGACACGGACACGGCTCGAACGGCGTCGGCGAACGGCTTCATGGAGATCGTGCCCATCTCCTCCTTCACCCGCGGGATGACCTGGTCGTAGGGCGGGAATTGGGCATCCGTCAGCTTCACGTCGAGCGTGAACCCCGCGGTGAAGAACGCCGTGTTCCCCGCCTGCGACACCTCGACCTCGTCGGACGAATCGCACACCTTGCGGAGCTCTTGGACGCCCTTGCGAGGGATGAGCATCCGCAGCGTGTTGACCGAAGACGTTTCCGCTTCGGACTTGTGCAGGCGATGGCCGTCCGTCGTGACCATCCGCAGCGTGTTGCCGTCCCATTCGACCAGTACGCTCGCCAGGTGCGGACGCGTGTCGTCGGTCGAGACAGCCTCGATCACGCCGTCGATGAGCGCCGCCAGGGTCTTCGATGGCACCTTCGTGGAAGGCCCATCGGTGGGCTGCCTGGCGAGCGACGGGAAGTCCTCGCCAGGCTGCGAGCGGACGACGAACTTGCGCGCCTTGCCCTCGCTCTTGATCGTCAGTTGCCCGTTGTCGCCGCTGCTCACCACGAGGTTGCCGTCCGGCATCGCCTTGATGCGCTCCAGGAGGTCGCGAGCAGGAACCGCGAGGCTGCCTGCCGTCACCTTCCCGGACGCCTTCACGGTGCCGCGCAGGCCCACGAACAGGTCCGTCGCGGAGAGCTCGAGGGTCCCATCCGCGTGGACGACGATCCGCACCGACCCAAGGAGCGACATCGTGGCCTTGCGGTCCGATGCTCGTTCCACGAGAGACAGGACGCCGAGGAAGGCCCGACGGTCAACGGTGAAGGAAGTCATTGGGTGACCTCGTCGTCTTCGTCGTCGCCGTCTTCGAGAGTCGCTTCGGCTTCCTCCTCGCTCAGGAGAAGCTTCCCATCGAAGCGCCTGTCGTAGGGCTTCGTGTCATCCTTCGCGGAGAACCAGATGCAGCCCACGCACCCGTCCTCCATTACACCGTAAACCGTCATCGCCGGCCCTCCGCTCTTGAGGACCACCACGTCGCCGACCTTGAACTTGCTCTCGCTCATTTTCTCTTCCCTTTCTTCCTCACCACCGGCTTCGGCTCATCAATAACCACGAGCCCATCCATCACCGCGAAGAGCGACTGGCCCGCCTTTGCCAGTTCCTCCAGCCGATGGACCGACACTGAGCGGCCTTGATGCTTCGCCACGTAGAAGAACCCGCTCGTGTCCGTCCCGTGGATCTGCTTGATGCGCACACGTTGACCTGGTCGCAGTTCGATCATGTCGCGATCTCCCCGACGTTGACCGCTCCGAGCGCCGGCAGGATGTCCCGCCTCAGCAACGTGCGGTGGCATTGGTTGTGGTTGGTGCAGTAGCAGGTGAGCACCACGCGCTCGCGCGCAAGCAACGCTTCCCAGGCCTTTCGGTTCTCCCGGTAGCTTTGGCGCATCTCCTTGCGAAAGCCCTCCACGTAGGCGTCCCAGTCCGCTTGCGTGAGGGCGGCGTGGTGCCGCAACTCCAGGAACGGAGCGAGCAGCGACCACGATGGCGCGAGGAAGGCTCCCTCCTTGCCGCTCTTGCGCGAGATGTCGAGCCGGTCCGGATCCTTGGAGGAGATTCGGGCAGTGAAGACTTGGAGGGTCATCAGCAATCCGGCGCGATCAAAGCGACCAAACAGATCAGTGCCGCCGCCCCAAGACCAATGGAGAGTGGCCACGTGCAGGGCATGAACGAAGGCGCGAGTCCAGCAAGGATGCAGAACACCACCGAGGAAACGAGCAACGCCGCCATCGACTCACGTTTCGTCCACGGCTTGCTCGGCTCCTTCGCCGGCTTCTCCTCCAGCTTCCTCACCCGCTCCGCGAGGGAGTCGACTTCGTTCAGCGCGTCTCGTCCATCTTCTCGGTATGCCGTCATTGCTTCACCACCTCCCGCCAAACCCTAACCACTTCCTCCGCGCGCTCGATTGCCTTGGGCATGGCGTCCTCCGGATCCCAGTCCTCCACCAGTTTCTCGTACGCTCGCACAACCACGTGAGCGTAGATGGCGTTGGCTTGGGCCTCCTGGCGTATGCGGCGATCATGGTCGGCGAAGTCGAATGTGAAGTCCGGACCTGTAAGAAGGTTCGACATCACGCCACCCCCGTACTTCCAAACCCGCCCGCACCTCTGACCGTCTCGCCCAGCGCACTCGGCACATCCACCGTCGACGACCCGGTGACACACGGCACGACGACGATCTGGCAGATCCGCTCGCCTGCCCCGACGACGACCTCAGCCTCCCCCGCAGCGACCAGCGCGCAGACCTCCCCGCGGTAGTCCGAGTCAATCACACCGATGCCTCCAGGCGCGCTCAGTAGCCCTTTGGACGCCACGCCAGAGCGCAGTGCCATGATTCCCACATGACCCTTCGGAATCGCGCAGGCGAAGCCGAGCGGGATCTTGACCACGCTGTACGGGAAGACGCGCCGGACCTCCCGGGCGTAGCAGTCGAAGCCAGCGGCTCCTTCCGTCGCTCGAGTAGGCGCTTTGCCTCCGTTGAGCGCCACGAACAGGACGCGATTGAAGTGCCCGTGGAAGCGCTCGCGCACCCAGGAGAGAAGGACGATGGTCAGGCCGCAGAGGAGGCCGTGAATCAGGCTTTCGGTCGACATCACTCACTCTCCCTTGAATCGAAGGACACGTAGCCTTGCGAGAAGCCTTTGCCCGGAGTCAGGTCCGAGTAGTCCTGCTCGTAGTCTGCTGGAACGAGATTGATTTGGTCGTGGCCGATCGCCTCCTCCAGCTTCCGAAGCGTGGCCAACGTGAATGAACTATCCGAGGTGATGGTCCACCGGAACCACACGGGCGGGTCCCATCGACTGACCTCCACCGCCGCGCCGGGGAAGAGGTCCTGAACCTTCTTCATGAGGCCCGACATCACGCCACCTCCGTTTCTGCCAACCAAAGCGACCCCGGCCCAATGTCCACTCCGCGTTCGGCGAGGAACGACCTCAACTTCGCCCATTCCACTTTCGCCGCGCCGATCTGCTTTCGATACGTTCGACTCAGCCTGGACACCTGACACGACGGGAAGTCATGCTTGACCATGAAGTAGATGCACTCCTCGGGGCCATCCGTGTGCACCAGATACCCGTCGCAAGCCATCAGGCCATTCTTGTAAAACTCCGCAGAGTCAGACATGACCGACCTGGAAATCTACGAACGGCTCGACGACCTCATTCGGCACGAGCCAGAGTTCACC